TATAATATTTAGAGAAAAATAAATATATACAATAATTATATATGAAATTAAAAATAATTGCGGGAATATTTATTTTAGGTTTATTATTTTGCGCCACTCATAAAACAAGCGATATAATAGAAACTTTTGATACAACTCAAGATTGTCCAAATTTACTAATACAAGTTGACAATAAATTAAAATTACTAAATAAAAACAAAGCATTGGTTCCGGGTGTTAATCCAATTTATTTTAATAATTTAGAAGAATATATTGAATTTGTCGAATGGCAACAAGCAAAAGGCATGAAATGTCCAATATTATATTTTCAACAAACATACACCACACAAGGAGATAAAAAATATAGATTGCTACCTGACCCAGTAGAAAAAAACGCAGGTCTTCCTACAAATCCCCCAAAAGCACAAAAACGTCAATTGTATGACGCTGGTCGAGACGATCCTCCTTACAATAGAAATCAATACGCAAGTTCCGATCCCCAGGATCAAAATATAGGTGTTTATACACCATTAGATAAAATGTTTCATTCCAGTAATAAGAAAAGTGACAACGCGATGGATACAAACTGGAAAGGTGTCAAGGGTTCTAGATTATCAGTATCTAAAGGAAATTATGACGCAGATTTTAGAAAAGATTATACCAAAAATAAACAGTTTAAAGCTAATGGTGGAAAAATAACACTAGATTCTAAAAAAGAAACAGAAAACCAATTTCAACAAGACGAACGTAATTTGGAGATTAGTCGCAAAATGCAATATAGGCAATTGGGATTTAACTAGAAGATACTTTTATAAAAAGTATTGCAAAATGTGGAAATATTATTTATTTGTATATATATATATATATGTTTGGGTTATTGGGTTTAACAAAACATCTTACTCCAGCAAAAATACTGCGTCGTCCATATACAAGAAAAAAAAGAACTAAAACAATAAAACAAGGCAAACAAGAAGCAAATAGTGAACCAAAAGAACAAGGCAAACAAGTAGAACAGAGCAAACAAGAAGAAAAGTTGACACATATAGAAAAACTACCTAGCTTTATATTTGGAGAACCAATATCATGGAATACAGGAGAAACACCCATAGTTTTACGTGGGAAATTAAACACATTATATAAAAAAAAAATTAAAGAAGTATTACTAAAGTCGCGTCAGAAATATCGACCAATGTCAACTGAAGACTTACAAAAAGCGCACGGATTTGTAAGTAAAATAGGAGATTGTATGAGTAATAATCCGCATTATAAAACAATCATTAATGGTCAAATATTTGAAGAAGACACATCGCCGATAATTAATTTAAAAATGAAATGCAGTTATCCCATGAGTCAGAGTGATTTGACACGTATCAAAAATAACGCAGAATTCGGGAAGAAGGGTATTAAGAATTTTATTGAACCAACAGAAGTTATATTAAGAAAAAAACTAATAAATTTATATGAAAACATAGACTCTCTTGATGTAACATCTAAAGAATTTATTGAAATTGAAGATTTAATTTTAAAACTTTCAACAAGATTTATGCAAAACGATTGGGGGTATAAATATGAGTGGGTAGACGTAGAAAAATGGTGTCGTTTATTACTATTAAAAATAGATTTTAACGGAAACATTGGAGAGATAGGCTTAATGGAGAGAACGGGATTGAATTATATTTTCGGAAATACAGATAGTAAATACGTTTTACACAACGGATTGTTGTTAAATGACGAAGATGTTTTCTTTTTGGAACTGAGTAGTAGTCCGCTACCAGTTATGTCGTCTGCTTTATTCGGTAATCGCTATATTATACCCGACCGCAAATCAGGTATTAATTATTTAATAAAAGAAAAAAGAGATTTTATGGATTCTTTTCTTAGAAAGGATGAAATAGTTGTAGAAGATGACAGAAGTATAGGACCCGCATTACAAGGTACAATATCAAGTTTTCTAAACAATGATGATACGATGAACATGGGTACAGCATCGACTACTATGAAAAAAAAAACAAAAAAAGAGCGCGACAGAATAATTAAGAAAACAAGGAGAAAAAACGGACCAAAGACAGGTGGGAGAAGAAAAAATAAATCACGTAGAAAAAATAAATCACGTAGAAAAAATAAATCACGTAGAAAAAAAAATCCTTAAATAATTAACCAAAACACTAATAAAAAATATTTATTTTTATTTTGCGAACAATTTAGAAAATGAACCAATTTTATAATGATGATATAAAAAACTCCATTTTCCTATAACTACATCTAATAATAAAGGGATAAAGGAATTAGAACTTTTATTAATAGCCAAATAAGCAAATATTAAATACAATGTAGCATGTACCGGTCTTAAATTATTCCACCATATTTTTTGACCGAATGTTTCACCACCCGATTTTCTATATCCACCTAAATATATAAAAATAAATCCTAAGGCTGGTATTATTGAAATCATACCAAGATACGGTAAATATTTTTTATTTATTTTAAATGCTATTATAACAAATAAAAATCTAACAATTAAACAACCAAATAAAAATAATAAAAATCTTTTTTGAATATCATTCATTTACTATATTTAATTATTTTATTTTTATTGCTTATTATTTTACACCTATGCGATAAAGTTTATGACTATTATAATTTATCTCCCTTATAACGTCTTCCCACATCATCGTTTTCACCTGATTTTTTTAATTCTTTGTCATATAAAAAAAAGGAAATTATATCCCATATAAAACAACAATTCATAATATATTTATAATCCTAATATTTTTAATTTATTTTGTGTTATTGTATTTAATAATCAAAATGTAAAAATGCTTAAATATATTGTAAATAAAAATTGAAATAATTTATTAATAATTAGTAATTATTAATAAATGCCAACTAGAAGCGGTAAAAGTTATCTTATCTCACACAAGTGTTATGCTTGTAATATAGGGTATTATTCACACAAAAATTTTGATTATAAATGTAGTAATTGTTGGGAATATTGCGAAAAAAATGGTATAATGACTTCTTCGGAGTTTGGTGATAAATGTAGACTGTGGGCTAAAAATAATATAGTCGATGAAGAAGGTCGAAAGTTTATTGTAAAAAATAAACATATTTCTGATATGCATTTATTTAATTTATTGACTGGTATACTTGAAAATACTGGAAAATATATTTCAGCTGAAACAGGATTAGAACTTTTCAAAGCAAATCCATCAACCAATAGAGGACATATTATTGGTAGTTTTATTGCCGATTGGTGGGAAATTAAATCCTATAATGTGAGCGAAGATAAAAAATGGCCAGGATATATGGATTGTTATTATGGATTTTGGAGCAATCCGATTGAATCTTGGTCTGGTATTAATACCGCATCTATACCGCCGAAAAAACCTCGTGGAAAAAATAATCAGATGATCAATAATAAAATTATGATGGGAATTAAATTTTAATGCGATTAAATATATTTTAATAAATAAAATTTAACAATTTAAATTTTTTTTATCTAACGGTTGCTTTTCCTTCTGATGCTATTGAAATCTCTCTTAAAGCCCCTCGGGCCGTTCTACCCGTTCTATCAACAGTTGTAATCGCTGGTTTTAATCCAGAGCCAAATGACGCGTCTTGGATTCTTATCATTACCTCTCTGAACCCGTCATTTTTACCTGAAGATGGCGTCGAAGGTGTGTTTATTGAAGTTGGACTATCGGATGGGTCATAGTCTTTTCTCCGCACAAGCGGATCCCTGCCAGAATCTTCATCCGCAAATCGTAATTTTTGTTTTTTCTTTCTGGTTTTACCTGCTGTAGGTACTGGTTTTTGATTTTTCCTTCGCGTTCCTGTTGTTGAATTAGGAGTTGTTAAAGGTCTAGAAGTAATATTATCCTGTAATGGATCTATATTTCTTCTTCGTCTTCTATTAATCCTACTAGCCATACTTGACGGTGTATCTTTTTCTTCTGTTTTAGAAGAGTGAATACTACTTTTTTTTCTTCTTTCTATATCGTCCATTATGGCGCTTTGTTTTTTACGTGTAATGTCAAGAGATTGCCCTTGATCATCTATTGGGCCTGTATTTTGCGACAGTGCTGAATATGGCGGTGGTGATTGTGATGAATATGGCGGTGGTGATTGTGATGAATATGGCGGTGGTTGCGATAAAGTGGCGGGTGGCGGTGATGATATTGAGGAAGGGGAAGCCGAGGGTGTAGTTACAACACTAGATATCCGTCGTGGTGGTAAACTACTACTTGGCATTGGACTTGAAACCGAATGTCTAGCCGGAGAAGACAAACTTTTCATTTCAATAGAGACGGGTTGTGTTTTTTTCTTTCCCTCCGAAATTTTTAATTTTAGTTTTTTTTTATCTTTTTGTTTGACAATAGGTCTTTGTTTGGGTGAGGCAACGGGCCTTTTCTTTGTAGGCAAAGGTGTGTGAACAGGTGGTCCGGTTATTCTTATTCCTTCTCGCTTTTTTATTTTATTATCTGCTGGTAATTTAGGTTTTTTGACAACTCTCGGGCCAGGATCATCATTCTTTTTTTCTGTTTCAATTGGTTGAAATTTTAAAATTGACCGGTCTCTTTTTGTTTCTTGTTTAGTTTCTTCCTTGTTTTCCCCAATTGAAGGTGTTAATGGTGGAGATAATGGTATTTGTGTACTCAAAGTTGTTTTGTTTTTTGGAATTAGATTTTTATTAAGAACTGTTTTTTCTTTATTATTGGGAAGTTTTATTTTATAATAAACTTTACCGTTATAAATATGTATTGATGTAATCGTAGCATCTATTCTCTCGTCATCTCTGTTCTTATATATTACAGAATCACCCTCACTATAAATAGGTGGGTTAAATTTTCTTTTTGGAGTAGATTGCTTTGATTTTGGTCTAGGCATTGGTGTTGGAGGTGGATTGGCTGTTCTGGATGTTCTTGATGTTCTTATTGTCGCGGTTGGTTTCTTTTTTGTCGATGCTGCCATGGTTGTAGACCTTGGTGGAGGCGGTGGTAAAACAGGCTTGGTTGTTTTCTTTTTTGTCGATGCTACCATGGTTGTAGATCTTGGTGGAGGCGGTGGCAAAACAGGCTTGGTGGTTTTCTTTTTTGTCGATGCTACCATGGTTGTAGACCTTGGTGGAGGCGGTGGCAAAACAGGCTTGGTTGTTTTCTTTTTTGCCGGTGCGGCCATAGCTGTAGACCTTGGTGGAGGCGGTGGTAAAACAGGCTTGGTGGTTTTCTTTTTTGCCGGTGCGGCCATAGCTGTAGACCTTGGTGGGGGAGGCGGCAAAACAGGCTTGGCTGGTTTCTTTTTTGCGGGTGGTACCGTCACGGTTGTAGACCTTGGTGGAGGCGGCGGCAAAACAGGTTTGGTTGGTTTCTTTTTTGGTTTATTTTTCTTTTTTACCAATGACATAGTGGGTTTCTGTCCGGGAACTTTTTTTTTGATTGTTGCGTTTTCCTGTTTTATTAATTCAGACCGTAATCTATCCTCATCTTTAGAAGCAGGTGACGCGGTGGCTGGTGGATTATTACTTTCACGTTTGTGAATTGTTTTACGCCTGGTTTGTCGAGTGGATTTTTTTTTGTTTTTTTTCATCGTAGTATTTTTTGATTTGGTCATCTTCAAACTATTTTCAAGCGATTCTACTTGTTTTTTATATAAATTATACTGTTGTTTATAGCTTTGTTTTTTTTTTGTATATAAAGCAAGGCGTTTTTTATAGTTTGCTTCATCTTCAGTGGGTTTTTTTTCTACTTTCTTTAATTTACCATTTTTTTTTCGTAATTTTATCATCTTATTTTGAATTTTTCTTATCTGTTCAGGTACAATATTTTCGGGTTTTTTAGAAGTTTTATTTTCCTTAATATTAGCCGGAATAGACATACCCGGTCCACCGCCTTTTTTTAATGTTTTATTATTTAAATTTAAATAGTGTTTTTTTCTAAAACTCTTTTTTATTTTTTTTTTATTAGATTTAAAACGTTTTTTACTTTGATTTTTTATTTTTCTTAATTTATCTAATTTTTTTTTTGAAAATTTCATTATATATATATATTTCTTATATTTTTTTATTATTCTATTATATTAATGAGTTGTTCTAATTATAAATCGACAATAAATATCGCTTCTAATAAAATAAACAATCAAAAATGTTCGGCCGACTGCGCTTTTACATATAAACACAATAAAAACAGCTCTTGTAAAGTAATAAACAAAGAAAAATATTTAGAAATTATAACAGATGGAACTAATGATGTCAAATTTAATAATGAACCAAAATCAATAACATCTATTAGATTATACCAACCCTCAATTCATTTGTTTGATGGTTCACAGGCCGATGCCGAATTTATTATTCAATATGGTGGAGGTGGAGAAAATTTATTTGTTTGTATGCCCATTAAAGTAGGTGATGGACAGGGAAAAACCAATTTATTTTTTTCTAAATTTATTCCTTACATTAATTCTTCTGAAAAAAATACCACACAAATAATTCAAACTTCTTCGTGGTCACTGGACGATGTATTAAATTATAATATTCCATATTATTACTATTTAGGTTCTTTTTTATATGAACCTTGTAATGGAAATGCTTCGGTTATAGTATTTGATATTAAAAATGCAGCAAAAATAAATACTGAAGATTTAAACAGCATCAAATCATATATTTCTAAAACACCAAAGGCAAAAATTGGCGTCGGCGGATATCTAATGTATAATGAAAAGGGTCCCATTGATCCAAATAATCCCAATAATAATGATGATTATGATTTGGTTAGTTGTGTAGAAGTAAATGGACTGCCGTCAGATGCGCAATCTTCAACGAAACCACAAACCGAATCGATTTTTAAAAAGATCGGAACTGGTGGAGCCGGTAGTTATGGGGCTATATTTTTATACGTAATACTGGGTTTAATAGTCATATCATTGTTAATATTTTTTGTATTTCCTCAAATTGGACCACTTTTCAGAGGAGCAAAAGGTTTTATGAAAAACAAATTCCAAAAAACAAGTATAAATGCAGCACCAAAACCTTCTTCAAAACATAAGTAATTTTTTGATTTTATCAATAGTTTATATTTATTATAAAAATAAATAAATATAAAAATTTATAATTTAGCGGCTCCCTGTAATTTATCTTGTACAGGTTTATAGCTACTTGTGTCCATTGTTTTGTTAAAAACATAAGGGATTTGATTAGCAATCACCTCTTCTTCGACAGTAACAGGAAATTGATTGTATTGGCTAAGGTGTGCTGTCTTTTTCGCCTCGCTTGGTAAATAGCGGTGTTTTGGGTATTTAACCATTGTTGTTTCAGATCTTTTAATAAGTTCGTAGGCTGCCAATAATCCTAAAGAACCTACCATAGGGTGTACTAAAAATAAATTTAAAGCAACAATTATAACAACGACTTTTCCAATTGTGTTATTCACCATTTCAGCCACGACTTCTGGAAGGGAAACGGGGAAAACTATAAAGATGGCCATTGCGGCTGCCAATATATAGTGATGATATTGAGCATCTTTTTTCTTTAATAATTTTAATAAATTATTCATATAACATAATGTAAGATTTTATTCTAAGAAATTGAAATAAACATACATAAGAAAATTAAAACATAATTATTTATGGCTTCCACATATTTAGGCTCTAAAGGATATTCAATTTATAAAGAATGTTTAACAATACAAGAACAAGAATGTATAAGAAAAGAATTAATGGTAAAAGCTTTTGTCCCTAAAAGCTGTATGAACCAACCAACACCGTTTCCAATATACCGTGAATCTCCACTAAAAATGTACGTTCCTCGTTTTTATGGATTAGAAAACTATGGTGAGCCAGATGAAAATAGACTATCCGAAGGAAAAGATATTAATTTAAATTTTAAAGGGGGTCTTCGTGATATTCAAAAACCCATTGTAAAAAAATATTTAAAACATGCTAAAATAAATAATTGTGGATTAATTGAAATTTATTGTGGTGCTGGAAAATGTTTGGGCATTGATACTCCCATTTTGATGTATGATGGTTCTATAAAATTAGTTCAAGATATCAAAATTGGCGAAAGATTAATGGGAGATGACTCTACACCACGAGAGGTTTTAACACTTGCTCGTGGTAGCGAGATGATGTATAAAATTTCATCGGATAAAAGCGATACGTATATTGTAAATGAATCACATATTTTATCTTTAAAATGTGTAAGAGCATATAAAGATTTATATAAAAAAAATGAAATTGTCGACATTAGCATTAAAGACTATTTAAATTTGCCTTTCGTATTTAATGGAACAAATGATATTTTGATGGGGTATAAAACTCCAATTTTATTTTACAAAAAAAAAGTAACTACCGATCCTTATAAGTATGGTAATAATTTAACTTCATCAACTATATCAATTGAAAATATATATAAGCATAATAGTTGGGGCATTCAAATAAATGTATTGGCTGGTATAATCGATAAATTTGCTGTAATATCAAAAAACACCTTTGAAATCTCTAATTTGTCTGAAACTTTTCTAAAAGATATCTTATTTATCACTCGTTCATTGGGTTTTGAAGGATATAAAAATAAATCCAATACAATTAAAATAAATGGAGATGGGTTACAAAATATACCAACAAAAAAACAAAAATTAAAAAGTAATGTTACACTACAAAATGGTCTGTGTATGAAAATTACGGTGGAAAAACATAAAATAGATAATTATTACGGTTTTGAAATTGATAAAAATAGACGATTTGTTCTCGGTGATTTTACTGTAACGCATAATACAGTAATGGCTCTTAACATTTTAGCACAATTAAAAAAAAAAACAATTATCATTGTTCATAAAGATTTTCTGTTAAGACAATGGAAAGAACGAATTGAGCAATTTCTCCCCGACGCAAAAGTTGGTAAAATACAAGGTGATATAATCGATATCGATAATAAAGATATTGTAATCGGGATGTTACAATCACTTTCAATGAAAGAATACCCATCATCGATATTCAAAGAATTTGGTTTTACTATTATAGATGAATGTCATCATATCTCAGCAGAGGTGTTCTCCAGATCATTATTTAAAATTGTAACAAAGTATATGCTTGGTTTATCGGCGACAATGGATAGAAAAGATGGATTGACTAAAGTTTTTAAAAAATTTATTGGACCAGTCGTCGTCAAAAAAGAACGACCATTACAAGACAATGTTACAGTTAGAGCGATTGAATATACAAACGTGGATGAGAAATTTTCTAAAGTAGCATTAAATTTCAGAGGTCATACAAATTATACGATTATGATAAAAAAACTGTGCGAGTTTGACGAAAGAAGTGATTTTATATTAAAAATTGTAAAAAATCTAATAAAAAATGACACAAAAGAACAACATATAATGATAATTGGTCATAATAAAACTTTATTAAAATATATACACGACACCATTAAATCGCAAGAAATTGCACCCGTCGGATACTATATTGGTGGTATGAAAGAAAAAGATTTGAAAGAAAGTGAAGAGAAAAAAATAATAATTGCCACATACGCAATGGCCGAAGAAGCATTGGATATTAAAACTTTGTCTACATTAATTATGGCAACACCTAAAATTGATGTTCGACAAGCTGTAGGGAGAATTTTAAGAAATGTTAAAGGTGAAAAATTAGTTATAGATATTATAGACCAGCATGAAATTTTTCAAAAACATTGGAAAAAAAGGTCTGTGTGGTATAGAAAACAACAATTTAAAATTATGAAAACGACAAATATCGGATATGACAACAATGAATGGGAAAGTGTGAAAAGTAAATCATCCTCGAAAAAAAGAAAAAAAGATAAGGTAGATTCTATGTTAAATGGAACTTGTTTATTTGATTAATATCTTGTGATATCATGGTTAGGTGGAGAATAAATGTGTAATGAAACTGTTTTATTATTTTTATTAATTATATCATGTATCCCATTTTTACCTTCCTGGTAACTAATACAATCTTTTTTACAATTATTTATTTTTAAAAGATTTAATTTTTCATCATAAATATATTCATTTAATTCACCATCCAATATTTTCATAAGACAACCGTTTTTGGGATGGTCATGGAGTCCGCTTTTTTGATTATTATTCCATGAAATAATCACCATTTCAATATTCTCGTTTTTGTATACAGTATTTCTATTATATTTATTATTATCGAAATAAACATATTTTTTCCAATCAATATTATTATATTCATTTATGATGGGTCTCATATTTTTTAGATGAACGCGTTTTTTCATTTCATTATTTACAGATAAAAATAATTTTTTTAATGTCATAAGTATATATTTCACAGATAAAATAATAAATTGAAAAATATATAACAATATTTTATTTATATTAATTAAATATGAATAAAATAGTTAATACAATGGGTAAAAGCGAAAGAGGATTGCGTTCGATAATTGTGTCTAGATTATTGGGAAAAAAAACAGACCATTATGCCGAAAAAAAGGCACCGTTCTTTTTGGTATCAGGACCTTGTGTTATTGAAAATGAATTAGACACATTATACTTAGCAGAAAGATTATATTTAATTGGTGAAAAATTAAATATACCAGTAGTTTTTAAAACTAGTTTTGATAAAGCAAATCGTCAAAGTTGTGGATCCTATAGAGGACCTGGTTTGGATGAATCACTTAAAATTTTTGAAAAAATTAAAGAAAACTGTGGCAATGGTGAAAACGGATTATTATTAACAACCGATATTCATGAAAGTTATCAAGCTGATCAAGTCGCAAATATCGTGGACATTATACAAATACCCTCGTTTTTGTGTAGGCAAACTAGTTTAATACAGGCCGCAGCCTCAACAGGGTCTCTCGTAAATATAAAAAAAGGTCAATTTGCTTCAGCTGAAACTATGCTACATTCCGCTTTAAAAGTAAAAAAAATTCAAGATTTATGGACACCCGACGACGATCATTTAAATCGAAATTCGGAACTTTTAGATAGAGATAACGCTGAATTATCAAGACACGTTTTATTGACAGAAAGAGGTAGTTTCTTTGGTTATGAAGATTTGGTAATGGACCCCAGAAACCTAATTAAAATGAAAACGAATGATACATTGGTGATCCAAGATGTAACACATACAGTTCAAAATCCAGGTTCCAATGGGGTGTCGAAAGGCACCGCATCGTTTATACCGGTGGTAGCAAAAGCGGCGGCCGCTATCGGAGTGGATGGTATGTTTTTTGAAACACACAGAAATCCAGAAAAGGCTTTGTGCGATAGCTCTGGTCAGTTACATATTGATACATTGGAAGATTTATTAAAAAAATTAATAGATATTGGTCTAGCAAGTAAATAAAGCGACTATTTATAAAAATTTAAATATTGTAAAACTAATTTAAATAAACATATTTTTTCCAATATTATTATATTTATTTATAATGGGTCTCATGTTTTTTAGATGAACGTGTTTTTTCATTTCATTATTTACAGATAAAAATAATTTTTTTTTTATGTCATAAGTATATACTTTACAGATAAGATAATAAATAAAAAATATATAACAATATTTTTATTAATATGAATAAAAATTGTTAATACAATGGGTAAAAGCGAAAAAGGGGTAGTCTCAATAATTTCATCGATATTTTAACTTATTTTATACCATTTTAAAATTTCTCTTTTTTTTCGGGTCGCCGTGTTATTCTTTCTATTATATAATTAATTTTGCTATTCCTAGAATCGTCAAATTTTTTTGCGAAACAGCATAATACCATTTTCGTTAAAAGTTATTGGGTCTATCCAAACAAATTTCATTTATAATTAAAACATATTGAATATTTACAATATAACGCATACCATTTACAAATATAATTAGTAAATGAATGATACGACTGAATTGTTTTCCATTAATTGTTTCCATTTTGGAGAATACATGTTTTTTTGTATTTATTTTAAGTTCAAATTTTATCTAAATTTTCTTTAATTCACCCAAGCAAAGCCCTCGGAATACCTGACATTTAACATTGCCAATTAGCAATGCCGCTGAACCCATGATTTATTTTACAATGATCTTTTTCATTCACATGTTTGTGAACGAAATCAATCATGGCATTTAAATCAGGGTTAATGGCTGCGATTAAAATACCAGCTTCCTTCAAATTTTTATATCCTTCATCGATGTATTCCATTGTTTTTGGAATTTTATTTGTAGGGTCATCCACATTATTTAAGATTGTAAGACCATTCTTAAGCAGTTCTTGGATTTTATCTAATTGATTCATTGTTTTTTTATACTATTAAATAGTATAAAAAAAATTTCAATTTTTTGAAATGTTATATTATGATTTGTGTTATAATATTGTCTGCGAGAACAATTACTATATTTTGATACAGTTCAAAATCCAGGATCTAATGGTGTATCGAAAAGCACGGTATATTGTTTATACCAGTGGTAGCAAAAGCGATGCTCGCTATAGGTGTGGATGGTATGTTTTTTGAAACACATAGATACCCAGAAAAGGCTTTGCGCAATAGCTCTGGTCAGTTACATATTGATAAATTGGAAGATTTATTAAAAAATTTAATAGATATTAGTCTAGCAAGTAAAGAAAACGACTATTTATAAAAATTTAAAATTGTATAATTTATTACTATCAACAGTAGTTTTATTGTTTAATAAAACACGGTTATTTAACTTGTTTTTGTCTTGTAATATACGATTATTTAAATTGGTTTTATCTTGTAATATATATTTTTTAAACAAATATTTTGTATAATTTTTTATTCCATTTTTATCCATAAAAAAATTTTGTTGTAAATATTTTTTATTAAAACTAATATTTGTATTTTTAATTAAACCAGAAATATTATTTGGTAATTTTTTAAAATTAAAAAGGTTAATATAATTAATATCTTTTCTATTTACTGATAGAAAATAATCATAATATTTTGTATCATCGCCATTTATTTTATTATTAAATTTTACCCATTTATTTGGAATGTTATAAGCATCGCTAACAATCAACCCATGAAGTGATGAAGAAATTGTTTTTTCACAACTCAGTATTTCTTTTATTACAATTTCTATATTTTTATTAACTAATTTAATAACCTTTACACCTTTTAAATGTGAATATTTTTTTTTTGCCATATTATAATGTATATAATGGGGTATTATTCCAATTTTATGTGTTTTTTTAATTACTGGGTTATAATACAAGGGTAACAATAAACCTGGATCACCATATATAGGAGGGCAATAACATCCTATTTCATTTAATCTTTTTTTTGTTAAAGGTCCTCTCACAATTTTTATTAAACCTGGATTTATTTTTTGGTCAATATCTCTTATTCCACTACCATAAACAATAGTTTTTTCATGGCATAACCGCATTATCGATCCACAACTTATTATTTTTGGCGTTGTGATTTTAAAACTAAATTCATAATTATTTTTATTACAAAATTTATTTAATAAATATGGTGTAATTAAATCACCAAAATTATTTTTATTACCATCATTATAATAGTAAAAAGGTATTTTAATGTTTTTTATATTAATATAAATTTCCGGTAAATATTTTTTAATAAAATCCAATGAAAAATTATTATAAATAAATTCCATCATATTATCATGAAAAAAACGTTCTATTGAATTTAATTTATTTATATCTTTTACTAACCAATATTTTCTATGACTAACAGCATGAAAACTAGCTATTTTATTATAATTAATACTTAATTTAATATTTTTATACCAAAAATGTGGATGTAAATGAAATTGAAAATCAAATAAAAAAAAGTATTTTGAATTAAATAGTTGAAATAATGACATTAAACTATCATCTCCTAATCTTGGACAATTATTCTTTATAGATATTTTATAGTAATAAACTATTTTTTCATAAAAACGAATCGTTTTTAAATTTTTAACATTATAAACTCTAGTACCACCTAGAATTCTCCTTTGATTTGGTAATCCATTACCTAATATTTTTTTTATTTTATTATAATCTTTGGCTATAGAATGAAATTTTATAATAGGGTTTCTTCCTTTGGTACCTCCGATATATTTAACCTTATGTAAATAATTATCCATATTTTTATTAGTATAAATATCAGGTTCTATATTAACAATATAATCATAATTATATAATAATTTATAAGAATAGAAATGATAAAAACATTCTTGGGGGTATTGTAATTTATAATTAGCATGTAAAAAAAAATCTTTTGATAAATCAACTTCTAGTAATAAAACATTAAAATAATAGCATATTTTTTTCATTTCATTACTAAATTTTTTTCCAATAATTACCTTTTTGTAATCTTTATTGTATTGTACAAATTTTTGTAATGCGACAATGCTTTTTATGACATAATCATTATTACTTGATATTACTACAGCTTTTTTCATTATATATATATATATATATATATATGAATATTTAAAAATAATTTAAATACTATTTCTAAATTATAGTATAAAAAAATGGGAGGTGGTAGCTCTAGATTAGTATGTCCGCAAGATTATGATGAATCAAAATTTAAAAAAATCCTTTTGTTATATGATAAACTTGATAAAAATGGTGATCACACTGTTGATGAAAACGAACTTAGCGCAATTTCACAATTACATGTTAAAAACGAATTAAATAAATTAGAAAATATGAAAAAACCATTGGTTAATGAAAAACACCAAAGTATTGTAAAAATGGAAGCCGATTTGGAAATTAAAATTAAAGAACTTCGTGATAATATTAATATTATGAAAGAACAACTAAATAATAATACAAAACATAAATTAGAAATTATAGAAAATGATATAAAAAATTTAAAAAATCTATCTGAAGAAGAGAGAAATAAAAAATTTAAAAACGCAATAACCGATAAAAAAAATCAAATAGAATTTTGGAAGTTTTTTGAGTATATGAAAACCAGAACAGATGATATACCCAACATAAGCTTTTAAGAAAAGCTTTACCAAAATAAGCTTTTAAGAAAAGCTTTACCAAAATAAGCTTTTAAGAAAAGCTTTACCAAAATAAGCTTTTAAGAAAAGCTTTTACTTTGATTTCTTGCCTATATGAGTTGTATGTTTTATTTTTTTAAACATACAGCCGTTTATTTTATAGGCGTTGTGTATCCAAATAGGCAAAAATTTTTCTTCTATTATATTTATTGCTGTATTATATTTTTTTATAGAATTATTTATATTTCTATAAAATTCATAACCCGAACCATATATTTGGAAATGTTTCCATGAACCGTAGCTGATAGTTTCATTAACAGCTGGAATATATGTAAATAATAATTTATTGATAAAATAAGGTGATAATTTTTTTGTGGCAATCGTTTTTAATGCCGCCTTCCGTAAAAATTCAGCATCCGGTCCTTCCATAGTAAATTTATCATAATAGTCATAATATTTCCTGTCGAATTTGTTATAAAATCTGGTCATTTGATATATAAGTTATAGTGTTAAATAATTAAATTAAAATATAATAATGGTTTAATCAATTTATTATATTTTAAATGTATATAGTTTACGCGTGTATATGTTACAATACTATTTCTTTCAACTATTGTTTCGTTGCTTCAAGTGTTTTATATAACGCGTCGGGTGTAATTGAAATACTGTCAATGCCTATGTCCACCAAAAAGTTTGCGAAATCCGGATAATCACTTGGTCCTTGTCCGCAAATTCCTATTTTCACATTATTTTTTTTAGCGGTTGTAATGACCATTTCTAACATTTTTTTAACAGCTGGATTACGTTCGTTGTAAATATGCGAAACCAAATGCGAATCTCGGTCCAAACCAAGAGTTAACTGGGTTAAATCGTTGCTACCAATTGAAAATCCATCAACAATCTTACAAAATTCTTCCGCTAAAATAACATTTGACGGAACTTCGCACATTATATATACTTTTAATCCATTCTCTCTTGTTAATTTAAATTCTTTCATTACATCGATCACTTTATTAAATTCTTCAGTTGTTCGACAAAATGGAATCATTACAATGACATTTGTCAGTTTCATTTCTTCTCTTACCTTTTTAATCGCCTTACACTCTAAACCAAAGGCTTCCTTAAATGTATCGGAATAGTAGCGTGAAGCTCCTCTCCATCCGATCATTGGGTTTTCTTCGTCTGGTTCAAAAAATTTTCCACCCAAAAGATTTTTATATTCATTGCTTTTAAAATCTGAAAATCTCACGATTACGTCATTTGGATAAAAAGCAGCCCCAATTCTCCCAATGCCATACGCAAGTTTACTTATGTAATAATCGAGTGGAGTTTCATAACCAACCGTCAGTTTTTTTATTTCATCTCTGGTTTGTTGGTCTATTTTATCGGGATGTAATAGTGCCAATGGGTGAACTTTAATATAATTATTAATAATAAACTCTTCTCTAACTAGTCCTACGCCTGAGTTTGGTAATTGCGCAAATTTAAAAGCCAGTCCTGGCGCCGCCAAATTAAACATTATTTTTGTTTTACTTTTTGGTAATGATTTTAAATCAATCTCTCTTTTATCATATTTATATTCTCCCTCGTAAACAAATCCAACTTCCCCTTCTCCGCAAGAAACTGTAATTTTCTGATTATTTTCTAAAACCTTTGTCGCAACATCGCTTCCGACAATCGCGGTAACCCCAAGTTCTCTTGCCACAATTGCCGCATGACAAGTTCTACCTCCTTTGTTTGTAACAATGGCGGAAGCTTTTTTCATAATGGGTTCCCAATCGGGGTTTGTGATATCAGTCACTAATACATCCCCTTCTTCAAATAAATCGGTTATTTTTTCCATTTTTCTTACCTTACCAGTGGCTATTTTGTCTCCAACAGCGATACCCGAAAACAATAATTTTTTTTCTTGGTTTTTTGGAAAAGAATACTGTATCATTTTTGTTTTATCTTTATTTGAATGAACTGTTTCGGGTCTTGCTTGAACTATATAAAGTTCTTCCCCGTCAAAAGCCCATTCGATATCAACAAAACATTGATAATGATTTTCAATTAAAGAAACCCAGTTTCCCAATAAACGAATATTTTCTTCCGTTAAACAAAATCTATTTCTTTCTTCTTCGGATGTTTCGATTTCTATTGTTCCCGATTTACCATAAATCATTTTTATTTTTTTACTGCCTAATTTTTTATCAATAATTGTCATTTTTTCCTTGAAAATTATAAATTCATCGGGCTGAATATTGCCGCCCACAACTAGTTCTCCCAGTCCAAACGCACCATTTATAACTATTACTTTATCAAATCCTGTTTCCGTATCCAAAGAAAAAGCTACACCTGCCGATCCCTTATCTGACCTTACCATTTTCTGAATGGCTACCGACAAGGAAATTTTACAATTGCCATATTTTGTTGTGGAGCGGTATGAAATTGCTCGGTCATTGTAGAGAGAAGCAAAACACTGTCGAATTTTATTAAACAAATCTGATTCTCCTACATTTAAATATGTGTCTTGTTGTCCTGCGAAAGAAGCATCGGGCATATCTTCAGCTGTACTTGACGATCTTACAGCAACTTCACAATTTAATTTGTGAAAAGCTTCTAAAATTTCACTTTTCATTGTATCTGGAAATTTGCCATTATTTATTTTCTCTCTTAACTTCTTTCCAAAATTTGCTAAATCAGAAATAGTTTTATTTTTCTTTCCAAAGTCTTGTATTAAATTTTCTATATTTATATTATTAAAATTTAAAAAATCATCAAACGCTCGAGCTGTAACGGCAAATCCAAACGGCACCTTAATGCTTCCAATCTCTTGTAACATTGTTGTCATTTCCCCCAGAGATGCGTTTTTTCCTCCCACTAAAGCGATATCGGCATTTGTGATTTGATCAAACCATAAGACATACATTTATATTATACAAATATGTTTTATTTTATGTTTTATTTTCTTGTATTTTTGTTAAAACAATAAAATACAAGAAAAAATATCATTATAATGAATACTGATTAATAATATTTATTGCTCTAGATTTATTATAAAACTCTTTTACATTAATAAATTTATTATTTTCATTGTCTTTATAATGTTTAAGAAAATATCGTATATTTTTAAGTATATTCTCTCCTATATCACTAATATTTTCAATATCTTTTGAAGTAGAATCAGTTTTGTTTGATAAAACTGCAATAATTTTATCATCTTGTCCCGCCTCATCTTCGGTATTTATCCCACCTATAATTTTAACATCACATATTATTCCTGGTGTTAATGAATACTCACATAAAACAATTATATCAACCGGATCACCATCCGGAGATAAAGTATTTGGAATAAACCCATAATTATATGGAAAAAAATTTGTATTATGTAATATTCTATCCAAAATTAAACATTTATTTTCCTTATCATATTCATATTTAATATTAGAATTTTTGGAAACTTCAATAATAACTTTCATATAAAATATAAAAGTTATTATTTTATTTATTTTTAAACTTATTTTTGTTTATAATGATTGTAGTTATCTTGGCAATTATTCAATGCTTTATAAGTCGGTGGTGTAGCAAGTTGTCCAATCCAACTACCCCCTTGTGGACCGTTAGGTGTTTGCATTGTGTACGTTAAAGGAACGTCCGATTGGTATTGACTATACCCGCCTCTTTGGGTTTTTCTTTTATTTTTTTGATGCGTTTTTTTCCCACCACGTGTTTTTCTTTTATGTTTTCTAGCGTGTTTTTTTTTGTGTCTTTTCATATGAGATTTCTTTTTGCGCATCTTTTTGCGCATCTTTCTTGTCTTAGATTTACTTCTTTTCTTTTTAGAACCGCCATTTTTACATGTATTAGCTTTTGTAGTAGGTGTCATTTTTGGATACCCCGAACCTGAAAATAATTTATTGTATTTACCACTAACATACCCATACCCCGGATTAGTTGTTTGATTGTACATATCTACAGTACTGGGAGAAAGTAAATGTTTCATTCCCCCTTTTTGGTTCATGCCTGCTCCCAGTTTCATGGGAGATTGGACATGACAACCGCTATATGTGGTTGGGGAAAAGGTATTTTTGGATGGATTTGTTGGTTTTTGAAAGCCGTAGCCACCGCCACCACTCTGTCCTACAATACCGCGTGCCTGGACAACCCCTTTGTTTCCACAACTACCACATCCTACAACCATGCCTTGATCCGAACCACCGTTAAACAAATGACTCGCATCAGTGTTTACTAATTTCAAATTTTTACTCATTATATATATAATTATATAATATTTATTTTTATAAAAATAAATCAGATTTTTTACATATTTCTTTATTTTTAGATATTTTAACGGGAACCCAACTTTTAAACACCTTTTTATAAACGCATTCCATAATAATCTCTTTTTCTAAATTTACATGTTTGTCAATTGAAATATCTTCAAATTCTTCCTCATCATCGCTTTCTTCTAAAGCATCTAAATTTAAATTTTCTTTAATATTTCTAAATATTCCGTTCATCATAAAACTTGTATTAAAATCTGGAATAAGCGCTGTTTCATATAATTCTAAATTACCATTGTTTTTAAAATATAAACTATAAATATCTTCTCCAACTTCAGCCTTCACTAAGAAATGATGAATTAGTATTTTTTTCTTTGTTTTTAATGTTATTATTTCATTTAAAAAATGTTTTGTTTGATAAAGCGATCTATGTTGAATACAATATATTTCATAAGGTAAATTACCTATTTTATTAATTAAATTTTCTCTTTTATTTTCTATCACAGGGAGACCAAAAATAATATCATTTTTATTATATCCTGTTTGTCTAATATAATTATTCATTAAATTGTGAATGTGTTTAAATTTTTGCTCTTGATTACAATTTGAAATATTTTTATTTTTAAAATAAAATATATTTTCTATATTAAAACATCTTACTTTTTTAAAAGTAAAGATTGTTCCAAATAAAATTGTTCCCATATTAATAGTTATTTCAGGATTAAAGCAGCAATTAGCGATAAAAATACTTTTGATATTTTTTCTATAATTATCTAATTCCAAGAAAACACAAGTTGGTTTATTTTTAAATTTACAAAACCACGCAAAATATTTTTTTCCTTTTGGTATGGTCAAAACAATGTCCATTGGAAAAACTTTCTTATGAATTTTTTTTTCATAAGAAAGTTTTAAAGGGGGGAATTTACTTAAAATATACTGACTATCTCGATAATTTAAAGACATGACGTTTGTATTATATTATATATTTTTGTCTTTAACTAGGTAATATAATTTATTATAATGATTGGTAATTTAAACCATTTGTGTCGTTGGCAAATGAAAACTGCTCAGGCACAGCGGCTTGATTTTCTTGGTTGTCTTGATTATCTTGATTTTTACTATTATTTAATGATTTGAGATAATTTTGTAATTCACCTTTCATATCTACGCTTGTATTATTTTTTTTTTCTTTTTCTAAATCTTTATAAATATTATTATATTGTTCTGCGGGCTTATTTACTAAATCTTTTATTTTTGGAGTTGTTAAATTTTCTTTTAAAAAAATATAAACATAATGAATGGAAACTATAAATATAATTGATATTATAGTTGCAAATATTATAGAGAAAATCATTACATATACAAAATATTAGTTTAATTTAAATAAAAACGAAGAGATATCTTCTTGTAAAGATAAATTATCAAAATCTTCAAATGATTCAAAATAATAATCACTTACTTTATTATTTATAAGTTCAACAATAAAATTATTTTTTGATTTTTCAGATAATTTATATGTATTTATTTGTTTATTAATAATATCATGTTCATATGGTAACATATGAACCGTATCAAATTTAATTATTTTTTTTTTGCTACAGAATATATTTGTATTATTTATTATTTCAACATGATTTTTATATGTTTCATCATATTTTATCTTAAATTTATATAATTTATCATTTATATATTCATAAAATCCATCAAAACATATTAATTGTTTTTTATTTTTTTTTTCATATAAATAAGATGTTATCTTCTTTATATCTATGTTGCTTAGTTCTGGAATATAAATATTAATCATTGTGTAATATTTATTATATACGATAACTATTTAAACCGGTTGTATAAATTTAATATAAAATGAACCAAATTGTAATTATTGGAAAAACAGGAAAAGTAAAAACGCAAAAAGTTAACTCATTAACTTTGGAAACATTATATAAAAAATGTAAATTTCAAAAATCAGATAATTTTGAAAAAAGACACACGTGGAAAATTCAAGATACATATTTTTCAATATATTCAAAGGATACGGGGAGGGCGGGTCATGAAAATAAATATGAGTTGCCTCCTCCAGTAGACAGTAAATTATATTTTGGTACTATGGCTGTTGTAAAACATGGAAATTCAAAACCAAGCAATGACAGTTTGTTAAATACAAACAAAGAGGAGTGGGAACAAATTTATACAAAACTAATGGGAGGGTTTGAAGATTTAAATTCAGAAGAAACTGAAGAAGAAGAAGAAGAAATTCCCGAAGAATATTTAACCAAGCAAGGATATAGCAAAGAAAGCGGATTTATCGTTGATGATTCTGATCCTCCTTCCAATGACAAAGATGATACTGAAGAGGAGGAAGAAGAGTTTATTGATGAAACTGATACCGATACAAGTGATAAAGAAACTGACGAAAATGATGACGAGGAAAATGATGAGGCGCTTTTTGGAAAAGAATCTGATTATGATGAGGAAGTCGTGGGCGACGAAGAAGAAAGTGATGAAGAATTAATAGATAGCGAAGATGATAATGGTGGTGATTCGGAGTTGAGTTGTGAAGAATATGATTATTAGATAGAATTATTAGATAGAATTATTAGAGTTAAATTGAAATAATATAAATAATTAGTTATAAAATTATACAATACAATGCTTGTAGAAAATCCAAAAGAATTTCGATCAAATGTGGTTTCTAAGTTAAATATTTTAATTAAGAAAAAAAAAATTTCTCTTAATTTAGAAAAAGGTTTATATAATTGGTCTATAGAAGAATCTAAGAAAAAAAATGTAATAAGAAAATGGAGTAACGCTAATTTTGTATTGATTTATACAGATAAGCTAAAAAGTATTTACAGTAACTTAAATCCCAAATCATATATTCATAATAAATCTTTATTAAAAAGATTAAAGTCCAAGGAATTCAAGCCACATGAAGTAGCATTTATGAGCCACCAAGAAATGTTACCTGATATGTGGAGACCGTTAATTGAAAAAAAACATGCAAGAGATAAAAGCGCCGTTGAAGTAAATTTATCCGCCGCAACAGACCAGTTTCATTGCTTTAAATGTCATAAAAACCAATGTACTTTTTACGAAATGCAAACACGATCGGCGGATGAACCTATGACTACTTTTATAAATTGTTTGAATTGTGGTAATCGCTGGAAACAATAATATCTTATTATATTAAATGCCAAATCATGATAAACTTTGTAAAAATAAAAAAGAAAAATGTTGTTGTAAAAAAATAGTTGCGAATAAAAAAAATGTAGGAGCGAAATGGGCAAACTATTTAGATAAATGTAAAGTATTAGATCCTTGTAAGAAAACCAGACCAACAACGCAAACATTATTTAGAAACGAATCAAAAAAAATGGCTCAGTCATATATAGCACAACATTCACATAGGGGATGGAGAAAAGTAAGCTGGTCCCGTTTTCAATTAGAAAAAAAAACTAAAACTTTTCAAAATAAAACTATAGGAAAAACCGACCTTTTTAATGCTACCGTAACAAGATGTAACAAAATTACAGTGACCAATGATTTAACTTTAGACCAACTACAAAAAGACATTGAAGATAAAGAAGAGGAAATCAATTCGCTTTTAGAAAAACAACAACAATTGAACGAAAAGGTAGAAGTACTGGAAAAAGATAATAATTATATAAATTATGAAACTATTGAGAATATAATTATTGGGTAATAATTATAATATACACATTTATATTATAATTATATGAGTAGTGATGATATCTTAGTCGGTATTTATGATGGCATCAATTGTTTTGATTGTGGTCCAAATAATATTTTAGAGACCCCGGAAAATCAATGTTGCCCCAGACCAATAGGTAGTAAAACTAGTGAGGAAATGTTGAATGTTAAATGTTGTCCTTTTATTTATGAGAGTGATCAAGTTGTAAAATGTTTTAAAAAAACCAAGTATAATACGCCATTTTTTGTTTCTGGTCCAAAAGGTCCCGTAAAATACAAAAAAATGTCCAGTGATTCATCCATGATTTTAAGAAATAGTTTGGGAAACATTTGGGGTAGGAAAAAACCAAAAAATAGAATACAACGCGGAAGATGGAACCATTCTAAAACAAATACAAAATTATACCCGGTTAACGGTATATTATCGGACAATGATGGAAATCCAATTGGTTACAAACAATCAAAAAATATTTTTAAAAGCACAGATTATAAAATGACTAAAAAAGAGAGATTTGCCTATTTTTCAAAAAAAGGACTATTTTTGAATCGTTAAATCAATATATATATATATATATATATATATATGTATTATTTTACAGTTTGAAAAAAAAATAAAATTTCACCTTTTCAAAATACTTTGGCTTATTTAGGTGGTTCAGCGATCCAAACAATTGTAGACAATCCCATAACAGCGTATAGACAACTCATTCAGCAATATGCTAAAAACAGTAAAGGTGAAACTATTAGTCCTAGAGAAGCGGTGAAAGAAGCCAATCGCGTATTTTTTAAATCACCTATACAATTATCATTGTCCGGATTAAAACCCAGACTTGTTGGTGTATTGTTTAAAAGAATACCAAAATTCGGTATATTACTAACGTATGATTTTATTTCTGGTGGAAATGGGCAACCTGGTATGGCGGCTGCAACAACCGCTTCTATTTTATCCGCACCATTTATTAATCCGATTAGAATGATAGAAAAACAACAAAGAACTAGTTTGAGAATAAATTGTAAGGAAAAACAAATCACAGAAATTATTAGAGAAAGCGCGGCTAAAAATTATAAACCATTATTTAGAGGCACTGTTCCATTGATGGGACATTCATTGGCAAGCGCTGGACTAGGACTGGTTGGACAACCCAAACTCCAAAAATATATCCAAACACAATTGGGAGAAAAGGCGTCACTTGGAAGAACTGCGTCAAATCTAATATCATCGGCGTGCGTTACACCTATTTATGTATTCGTTACCAATCCACTATCGCGTTTAGAAGTCATTATGCAGACTAATTCTATTAAAGATAAAAATATTTCGTTGATGAATGCGTTAAAAGAATTATCAACCGATATGAGAAAATTTGGTTTTTCTGGAGTATTTAGAGGACAAGGTATAGGTATTGTAAAAGGTATTATTTCATTAACTTTATTTCACGAAGGCCGTTTATTTTTAACAGATACTTTCAAAAGCGTAAATTCGTTAGAATTTTAGAGTAATTTTAGAAAATTTTAAATAATTTATATATATATATATATATATATATAATGGCAAAACAGAGAATTAGAAAAAAAACGAAGAGGAAGACACAGAAAAAAACCCGAAGTAATTCAAAAAGCAAAACACAGAGAAAAACATATAGATTGCGAAACAAATCTAAAAAAAAATATAGAAAACGAGGAGGCGCAAGAACTGAACGTGTAAAAAAATACAACATGCCTCGCACACCAGAACGCAAAAAGAAAAAAACAGTCCCAACCGTTTTTGATAGAACCGCAAATTTACCAAAGTTTTTACAACACAAGATTTTAAATAGTTCACATCCATCTGTAGCTACTGGAATGTATACTGATGGTCCTCAGAGACAAGGATTAAACGAAAGAATAGCACAATTGAGAAGACTTAGACAGGGTGTTAGAAATAGAATGACCACTCAAGTTGCTTTGCCTGGTATTCCGATTGGAACATTAATTAGAGCCGCTGAAATAAAAGAGATAGAGGCTATTAATACTTTAGATGACGCACAAAAAAAAGAAGTTAGAAGATTATATGCTAGGCTTTATACTAATCATGTAGATGGATATAGTGACGCTTCTATTTTTGGAACAGGACCTTTTAACTCGAAAACAGCAGCCGCCCATGTAGGGACACATGCCCAACGTAAACAACAACGCCAGGCTCTTTTAGCAACGGGTAATATAAATGATATGAAGATTAATGGCGAATCATTGCCATTGCCTCTTAGAATATTACGTAAAAATAGAATGTGGAATACACCATTATCAGAGAGATATCCTCGACGAGCAGATGGTACAATAGATGAAACCAATGATATATTTTGGCCTAGAAATAGGAGAGAATTTGATTTGTATATGAAAAATATTCCTAATTTAGATGAAATAGTAACATATGGTTGGTAAATTATATTTACATCTTTTTTACATTTAAAAATAATTATTAATGTTATAATTAATATCAAGGATATCAATTATGACTTTATATTCACAATTTCAAAAAACATTATCAAGAAAAATCATATTTAATGGTATTGGACTTCACAGTGGGTTTCTAAATTGTAAAATAAGTATTTTTCCACAACCACCTAATAGTGGTATTTCCTTTATTTCGAATGGTATAAAAATTCCAGCCACGGTAGATTCCGTAGTATCAACAAAACTTTCTACAACCATATCTTCTAAAAAAAATCCAAATACTAAAATATCTACAATAGAACATTTAATGGCGGCGTTTTCAGCAACAAAAATAGATAATGCTTTGGTAGAAGTAAACGGTCCTGAAATACCCATTTTGGATGGTAGTAGTATAGAATTTGTAGATTCTATTTTAAAAAATGGAATTTCGGAACAATTTGATAAAAATAAATGTTTCCCCAAATATTTTTTAAAAATCGAAACGCCTATACACACGTCATTAAATGATAATGACAGTGAAGCTTGGTTATTTCCTACAAAATGCGATAAAAATAAGTTTATTAAAAATTACAATATTAATTATGATGAAAATAACAATCAAAATAGCATTGAAAATATAAAATTTGATTTTACTTTATCGGGAAATATTGATTTTTCAGAAAATAATCTCCCACAAAAACATATAAAAACAGCTGTGTCAAAATTCCATGAGATAGCTGGTGCCAGGACTTTTGCGTTTGAAAAAGACATTGAGTTTATGCGAAAACATGGGTTGGCGAAAGGTGGATCGCTATCAAACGCGGTTGTATTTGATAATAAAGGAAACGCGTTAAATAAAGAAAAATTAAGATTTAAAGACGAATGGGCAAAACATAAATTATTAGATTGTATCGGAGACTTATATTTATGTGGAAAGCCAATAATCGGGCATTATCATGGTAATAAACCTGGTCATGAATTAAATATTAAATTAGTAAGAAAACTTCTTTCAGACAAAAATAATTTTTCAATTATTTCTTTGTAAACTAATTACAAAAACCATATATACAAATAGTTTGTAAATAATATATGAGAAAAAGATTTCATTGTGAATTTAAAAAATGTAAATGTTACAAATTTAGATTACATTGTAATAATTTGTGTTTTATATGCGGTCATTCGAAAATATGGCATTCTACAAAATCAAAGCCCCCTACAGATGAATATTTGTCCTTTGTATCCCCAAGAAAGTCCGCCAGAAAACCTACTTATTCATATGTTTCCCCGATACAAATAGCGGTATTTATACCAGAAGCCACAGCTCAACCGTTAGATATTATTGAAGTAAATAGATATTGTCCAAATGTGGAATTTCTACCCATATAACATAAAAAAAAGCACTGTCAAATACCTATTGTATTTATTAAAAACTATTTTAAAACTGTATTAAAATAGTTTTTGAATTATATAATTAATGAATAGATTTATAGCAATATTATTTTCATTATTAACATATTGTTCACACTCAAAAGAAATAAATATAGCAAATTGTAATGAATTATGGGACATGACGAACAGTATTAATAAACAACCTTTATACCAATTTAAGATATATTCGTGTATTATACCACCTACGTTAAATAATAATGTATACAAACTACCTATTGATAATCCAGAAAATAATTATTTAAACGCTAGTTTAAATTCTTCTAATACAACAATCAAAAATATATCCAACTCACAAAATAATTCATTTGTAAATAAAACATATGGTATGTCACCTTCGCCATCAGAAACACCATCGTCTTTTCACTCAGAAAACATTTCACCATCTCCAGTTCATGGTGTAAATAATAACCCGTCACCTTCAAGTGTAGATGATAATGAAATTTTAGATGATGAAATTTTAGATGATGAAATTTCGAACAATGATATTATAAAAAAAAATTCTTTACCTAAAAACCAAACAAATAGAGAAAACCAAACAAACGATAATCCCGTAACATTGCCCGATGATCATATATTAAATATTGTTATAGGAATATTATGCGGTATATGCGTTGTCATAATAATATTAGTTTTTGTATGGAAAAAAAGAAAAAATAAAATCACTGATAAAAATACACAAAATATAACTTTAAAAGATAGAGCTGTTAAAGCTAAACCAGCACATACCTTTAATAAAACAAATTCATCTAAAACCGATGAAACAGTTATTAATATTCCACACGATTTAAATAATATAAATAGACATAATAACAATAACAAACAAAATCAAAAACCACAACATAAGCCACAACAGAAACCACAACAGAAACCAATTTTAAAAAAAGCTATTAATGAAACTAAAGTAAATTTAGTTCATAATAAACACGCCAATAAAAACCACGTACTATTAAATAACTCACAACCTCCTTTACCTACTAGAAAACCTCAATTAAAACAAAAAAAATTACCAACGCTTCCACACCAAAATAATGATTTGGAAGCAGGAAATGTAAACTAAATTATTAATTAAATTGCAAAAGACCTTTCTTTTTATTTAATTTTTTTTGTGTATTTATTTTTGAAAATACTTGGTTATATCTAGAGTTTAAAAATTTAGCATCACTAGTCGCATTTAAATGCGATTCGCCTGTTTCAAAATGAGTGATATTTACAATTTCCATCTTTTCCGAAATATTTTGAGTATTCCATTTAATTTGTCTTAAAATGGAATACCCATCCATATTATGCGATATATTTAATTTTGGTCCAATTTTTTTATTGATTAATCTATCCCAACCATGCCATAACGTAATTATTTTATCTTCATCTTTTCCTCCATGTAAAAATTTAGATCTGTCAATTTTAAATCCTGCTTTTTTACAACGTTTTTGTAATATATTATCTTCTAGTCCCCATGTCCATATATTTGGAAATCCGTTTATTTTCTCAAAATCACATGCTTTTATTGATACCATACCACCAAGTGTATTTTTATATCCAAAAAAATGCTTTATTACTCCGTCATTTGTATTATAATCAAACTGGTTTTTATAATATGGTAAGAAATCTATATCGTGAAACACAATTGTAATATTTTTATAATCTTTTGGATATATATTTTTTATGTATAAAAATCCTAAATTTTTTATTGCGCCACGGTTAAAAGGGCGTTTATCATTTTGATGAATAAAAAATATTTTATAATTTTCACCCTTTAAAATATCAGACATAACACACTCAAATACTTTTTTTTGTGGTTTTCTGTCTCTATATGGGACTATAAAAACTAAATTTGGTATCATTATATTTATATTAAATATAATAATATATACTATTTTACTTATAAAATTTTCTAAAAAGGCTTTTATTGTGTATATTTTTTTATAATAGCACTGGGTATTAATTTATTTTTCATTTTCTCTAATTTCTTAAAACATTTATTAATAGTTACTTCGCTAATTTCACTAACTTTATTAACATCATGTTTATTTATATTTAAATTGCAATTAATAGAAACGAAATAAATAATCCCCGCCGCAACAGAATGAGGTGTGTTTTCTGGAATTAAATTATTTTTTTCAATTCTCAATGCTACAAATTGACAAACTTTAGTTATTTCCTGATTAATACTTAATCTACTACAAAACCTCTCGATAAATGAAATTGGTGAAGTTTTAAAGAATTTTGTTTTGTCTGTATTGATTAAATCTTTTTCTATTTTATTTAAAAGATGAACAGCATTTTTACAACCTAAAGTAGCCGCTGTGTTATTTAATTTAAATATTGAAGCAATTTCTTTTGCTGTTCTGGGAAATTTATTTATTCTACTCGCGATATAAATAGAGGCTGCGATCACACCATCCCTATTTTCACCCCTAAATGTTTTTAGAGAAGAAATTTTTTTATGATATCTTAAAGCATCCTCCACAATCATTTTAGAAATACCTGCTTCCGCAGACATCATTTTAATCCTTTGAAATTCATCGTATTGTGATTTTTCCCTATAAGGCATAGATTGCCAATTTGTATAACGTCGTATCTTCCTCATTTCCCATGTTGAACGACTGTTACAAATAACTTTACATCCGTATGAAGACTCTTTTAACAGGGGGTTTATGGGCATCCCGCAACGTGTCGGGTCACCCTGTTTATTATCATCGGCACCATAATATCTCCATTCAGCCGATAAATCCAACTGATCTTTATATACAGTTCCGCATTTAGGATTAGTACAAGTTAAAAATCCATGTTCTCCAAACTGAACACGGGATTGACATAAATCACAGGAAGATCTGTTTTCAATGGTTTGTTCTGAAAATAAACACTCTAAATTTTTATCGGTATTGATTTCTGTATCAAATTGTTTCCATAATTGTGTACTTTTTTTTTTATTTTTATTTTTTATTTTTTTTGTTTTTTCCGATGGTTTCATTATTCTTTTAATTAATATTATAAATTATAACTTTTAAATCAATTTTATAAATAATTAAATAAATATTTATTATAATATATATAATATATATCAATGGGAGGAACTCAATCAACAGCAAATAAAACGGTAAATGAAAAAATTTCAACTTTAGAACCGGTAGATGCCATTCATTTAATAGCTGCAAAATACATATTAACTCAAAACTTTAGTGATATGAATAAACTTTCTTCTAAAGAATACTGTGACAAACTGGTTATTTTAACAAGTGATATTTTAAAAAAATTTATGACAACCAAAGATATAAAATATCTCTCCAATAAGGTTGAAAATGGAATACCAATAAATGAAATAAAAAAAGAAAAGGTAGTATATCTTGATATACACGATATTGAAGATAAACAAAAAATGGAACAATCCACTGTAACCGACCAAAAATATGTATTTGATAGAAACATGGGGTGGAAACAATTGGCATCTAAAAATATTACTAAAAAGAAAATGTTTCAAAATATGGATGTTTCCGATAAAATAAATAAAGAAAGAATGTGTAAAGGAATCGCTAAATTTTACGTAAAAATAGCACACATATTTTCAGCAATTCTTAAAACAGTCAATCCTGTTTTCACATATAAAGATCAATATGGAAACGAACATGTTTATTCTATCAAAAACAAAGATAAAATACCAACATCGGCAAAACCAAAACTGTCCGAGACAAATCTATGTACTCGTCGCATAAATTCTTTAAGGTATGAAAATATTGGTGATAAAATAAAAATTTTTCCTCCTAAAATTTGTTCCATAAATAAAAAAACAACTACGGTCAGTGTCGGAGAAAATATTTTGCCTAGTAGATGGGGAAATGTTGAGACAAAGGAAAAAACGTTAGGGGACGAAACAGGTATTCCCGAATTAGAAAAATTATATTATGACAATTATGATTACACAAATGGGAAATTTATATCAATGTCTAAAAAAAGTAAAAAAGAGTATGAGAAAAATCTTAAAACATTTTATAAATATTTTACAGGAGACAAAAAGATGCCTTATTCAAAATGGAATAAAAATAAAAATAAGAAATTTTCAGATATTCCCTTAACCGATTTTGAAGAATTAGATTTATGTGATAAAAAAAAAGAAGATTGGCAACCTTCATATGAAGGTGATACTGAACTTTTCAAAAAATATGCGACACATCTAAAAAAAATGATGTCAACGGCAAATAAGGGACAAAAAGAGCTTATTGGATTTTTAGATAAAATATTTGTATGGCAAAAAAAGGGTGATCAAAGCGATATTACTATTCAACCAGATTTAAATGAAACAAAGTTAGAGACGTTAACAAGTGAAATAAGAGAGAAAATAATTAATTTGTATTTTAATTGTGAAAAAGATTTTAAAGAGGCGGTTAATATATTTGTTGCTATTATTTCCGAAAGAAATTTAAAAAACACACAATTAAAAACAGAAAATATGGAGCAACAATTAGAAACAGTTATGGGTGAAAATATCAAAGGCTAAAAATATATTTTTAATTTGTAAAAATATATTTCGTTAAATAAATTAGAAACTGTTAAATAAATTAGATTTTTTAAACGTTTTTATCATCAATCGGTAATATATCGATATCTTTTTTTACTTCTAAAATACCCAATTCTTTTTTAATAAAATCTTTATTTTTCTCCCTGTCATCTTCATCGGACCCCCCCATTGCATTCTGTATCATAGTATGCCATTGATTCATTAACTTTTCATCTTTTAAATAATTTGGATGTTCTGCCTCCCATTTTTTTATTTGTTTTATCTGTAAAATTGTGATATCCTCAATTGATTTATTTATTTTACAATTATCTTTTTCCCATTTATCTTCGTCTTTAACATAGAATTGTAATCGTTTTCTATCGGAACAATGAATTGGTCGTTCGGTAGGTTTCATATCTTGTAATTGTTTAACGAAAATATTACTTATACCTTTTACATAACCATGGTTTTTTGTATACATGAGATCATCTAACGAAATCTGAAGCTGATCCACAAAATCAGTTAGATTCATTGCGTTTTTACATTTTTCATTTAAATATATATTAATAGACATTTTGTTATTAAAATTATTCGTTGTGTTACCGGCTTCATCTATAACACGATTAATAGTTGTTTGAAATTGTTTATTTGTTTCGCTTTGAGCTTTCATCATTTCTAACATAACCGTTCTTAACTCTTTAACCTCTTCTTTTAATGATTCTTTTTCTTTGTCTACACTGTTGCTACGAGCCGTTGTTTTAATATTTGAATGGTTTTTTTTTAGGTGCTTACATAAACCACTTTTAAATTTATATTTTTTAGAACAAAAATTACAATTAAAAGATTTTAGAGTAACCACTTTTTGCGTTTTTTTGTTATCCATATTATCCATTTTATTATCCATATTATCCATTTTGTGTTTTCTAGTGGATAAATGACGGACCCAATCATAATTATCCCTAGCATAATAGTCACATTTTTTACAGTATTTATTATTCCCACTTTTTTTCCCACTTTTTTCCATTTATATTGGATAATATAAAAAAGTGGGATTTCCCTAAATATTAATTAATTAGAGTTAAATTCGGTTAATCGGTTATTTTATCGTATTTTCTTGATTATTTTTTTATTTCTCAAAAATGCCCATTTTACTACATGTGTAGAGAGTGTATTGAAATTTTATTATATGGTGTTACTATATATATTCTAAACGTATTTAAAATAAAAAAAAAACCCAAACCATATAGTTTTTTTTTATTTTTTTATTACAGCATTTATGGTGTAAAAATATCATCCCACTTTTTCCGTTATCCAAAAATTATCCAATTATCCATTTTGGTTTATGTAGGGAGTTTTTCATTGTGAAAATAACAAATGGTTGTTATCAATATTGTAGACGATAATACAAAACAATTTATTGAATCCCACTTTTTCCCACTTTTCTACAGCACCGAAATGGATAACGAAAAAGGTGGGATTTTGGCTTTTTTTTGACATTTTTAACAAATTTCAAAAATTAGAAAAAAAACAGTTGTAGAGAACATTTTTACTGATATTTTTATATTTACTTACACCTTGTAATAATTTTTACAAACGCAAAACAAACAAAAAATATATTCATTTCGTTTTTTTCCGATTTTGGACATTTTAAAATGTCCAAAATCGATTTTTTTTGAAAAAGTTTTTTTTTTACTTGTTTTGCTTGTTTTGCTTCGAATTATTTTAACTCGTCTTGGATGGTTTTTAACAAAGAAGTATTATAAATAAGATTGCCTGTGGGTTTATATTTTGAAATGGATTTATATTTTTTGTCATCTGTTTTTTTTAGAGTGACATCTGTATTTTTCAATATTAAAGTATTTAAATTATTATTTTTTAATTCGTCTTTTTTTGTTATTTTTTCGCCAAAACCATTAATTGAAACACCAGTTTGTTTTTTATAGAGCATTCTTTTTTTTTTGTCAATATAGTGCTGCCATGATATAAATAACATATTTGGATGCGTGTATTTTACTAAAAATCCATTTTCTTGTAATTTATCTATTATATACGCTGTACATGTGGCCGAGTCAAAAACAGGAACACCTACTAAAAATTCTGGTATAATAAAAAAACAAAACTGTTCGTTGACTTTTTGTCTTGATGTAGTTTTTATTTTAGTATGAACTCTATGTAATATTTTTTGATATATTTTCATTCTGTGATCTTCTATTTCATTTTTTCTTTGGTATAATTCATCTAAATTTATTTTTTCACTAAATATATTATTATTCATTTTTAATATCATAACAGAAAAAAAACAATTAAAAATAAACCTACAATTCTACTAAGAATGACTATAAAAAATTTAGTATTATCCGGTGGGTCTTATAATGGATTAAAAACCCTAGGTGCTTTAAAATATTTAAACGATTCTAAATTTTATGATATTGAAAATATAGAAAATATTTATGCTACATCCGTAGGATCTATTATGGGTGTTTTATTAGCACTAAAGTTACCATTTGAAAATATACTAGATTATGCTATAAGAAAACCATGGAATAAAGTATTTAATTTTACAGCCGATATGTTATTTAGTATGATTACTGAAAAGGGTATTATTGATAAATCTTTTATAATTGAAATATTTGATATTTTATTTAAAACAGCGGATATTTCAAATAAAACCACAATGTTGGAGTTTTATAATAAAAGTAAAATTAAATTACATTTTTATACAACAAACGTAAAGTTGTTTGAAACAGTAGAACTATCCCATACATCGCATCCAGAATTAAGCGTGATTGATGCTGTATATATGTCGTGTTCTATTCCATTTATTTTTCAACCAATTTATTTTAAAGATTCGTATATGATTGACGGCGCAGTACTATGTAATTTTCCCTTAAATCAATGTTGCGAACAAAATGAAGACACCGATAGTATTTTAGCTATTAATTTAATAGACGGTAATAAAAAAAAACACACTATTGATAAAAATACAAATTTGTTTAAATATGGCCATTTTATATTTGATAGTTTGGTGAATTATTCTAATCAAAAAAAAAGGTCTGAATTGGAAATAAAATATATTTTGAATATTATGTGTGAAAATTCTAATATATCTTACGGGTATGAATTATTAGAAAATTCAGAAGAGAGAAAAACATTTATTAATAAAGGAATTGAATTCGCAAAACTCTTTGTTGAAACACATAAAAAAAAAACTTGTGAAGATGTCGAGACGACATTGTCCAGTATGTGATTCGATTTTTGATACATAATTTATAACTGTTAAATTATGTATATTTTATTTTTGGTAATAATAAACATATATAACTTTATAATACAGTATTTAGATACTGAGTCAAGCTATCTTCGGTTACTTTCGCGTCATATTCTATTACTTCTGAACCTTTTACTAAATAAATTGTAGGGTACCCATCGATTTTAACATTATGCTCTTGTTCAAATTGCGTAACAGCCGAATCATCATTCGTCGAATCTACTAAATTAATATTAACAGCAATGTTATTTATTTTTTGATTTTCATATTTTTCTTGAAGTTTTTCCAAAATTGGTTTGGCTTTTTTACAATATGGACACCAATCAACATAAAAGAAATATAAGGTAGCAGTTGAAACATCGTTTGTTTCATTTTCAAATTCTTTGTTTGGAATAAAATCTGCGTTTATTCGAGGAGAGATATAGTTTAAATAAGTATAAACAGCCGCCGCTATTAAAACAATGATTAAAAGCATTATTAATAAAAATTTTTTATTTGAAAATACTTGTGATAATCCCGTTTGTAATAATTCTATCATATATAATATAATTATATTTGGAAAAGATAAATATTAACGAATAAATCTAAAGAATAGGTTGTATTTTATATTAATATGTTTGTTCGTAGTTATAAAAATAAAATTATTGAAATCAATATAAATGATTACTCATCAGAAAAGAAATTTTATATAGCTTTATGGAAAATAAAATATAATGTGGATATTTCTAAAAATAGTAAAAGATTTGATATTTTAAATTATATTTAAATTTTTGTATATTATTTTTTCTTAAAAATATATAACATAGATGAAAAAAAAAACGGCAAAAAATAAAAAAGCGAAAATACATAAGAAAAAAACAGCAAAAAATAAAAAAACACGGCGCGTGTATTCCAATAAAGATTATAATAGCAATGATGGTATGTTAACGTCAGTATGGGGTCCACCAGCATGGCACTTTTTACATACTATTTCCTTTAATTATCCCTTTAAACCCACTAAAATACAAAAAAAGCAATATAAGGATTTTATATTTAGTTTAGGAAATGTATTGCCTTGTGGACATTGTAGAACAAACTTCAAAAAAAATATAAAACAATTACCTTTGAAAAATATCGATTTAAAAAATCGTTGTAATTTTTCAAAGTGGGTGTATAAGTTACATGAGCTAGTTAATAAAATGTTAGGAAAACGATCGGGATTATCATATTCACAGGTTCGTGAAAGGTATGAACATTTTAGGTCGCGCTGTACTTTAGATGAAGCGAAAAAGGTTATTGTAAAAAATGCCATAAAAAATAAAACACGTAAAAAGAAAAAAGAAAAAGGTTGTACGAAACCGTTGTATGGGAAAAAATCTAAATGTGTTATGAAAATCGTACCAAATGATTCTAGTCTTAAATCTCTATCGATAGATAAAAAATGTATAAAAAGATTATTATGATTAAAGCATAGGTTATATTATAATATTTTTTCTATTATGATATAATAATAATGAGTTTAATTAATAAAGAAATAAGTTTAATTGACATAGAAGAAGTTCAAAAGCATAATACTATTGAGGATTGTTGGATTGTGGCTCATAATAAAGTATATGATGTGACAAATTTTATAAATAGGCACCCTGGTGGGAAGTATGTAATTAAGTCAAATGCCGGAAAAAGAGTTTCAAGACATTTTGATTATCATTCTAAAAGATCGCATAAATTATGGGAAAAATATTTAATCGGATATATTGAAGAACAAACAAAAAGCTGCAGTTGTTTGTAATTTACTTTCCAAAGCCACCAAAACTGTTTAACATTGGCAAAGGTAGAGTATTATCTACTTGAGCAGCGGAATAATCAGGAACTTTTTTACATGTGAAAGCGGGTTCAGGACATCTAGCACAAGCGGGACAAGCGGGACAAGGTTTCTCTCTTGGACAGTTAGTATTACTTGGACAAGCTGGGCAAATTGGTGGAACAATACTTGATTTTAAAACATATAAATCCTCATGTCCGGGTGGGATTTGATGTCTTCTCATTTCCATGCCTTCTTTTATTGTAAATCCTAAATCAACCAATACAATAATACCTATTATAAATCCAAATAAGCATAAAAGTTTCATTTTAGATTTCATCTTATATATTATATTTAGAAAAAACTTTATTAGATTTAAAACATTTTGGAAATATAATAATGTAACATTATTTTTTTTTGCTTAATTTTTTTTTCTTTTATATCTATATAATGGTTTTATATTACGGTGGAGCAAAAAGAAGAACTGGTTCAGTAAATACGAAACAACTTGGTTTAAAAATGGGAGGTTGCGCGGGAACTGTAGGTAAAAAAGGTACTATCGCGCGTTACATTTCGAAACGTGCGTGTTCTAGCAAGAAAACGGTATGTGGTTTAAGTGGTGGCGGATATACATGTCGTCATGGCGTTCGCGGCACATGGAATGCTTTAGTTGTTGGTAAATGGTGTAGCAAACAAAGTGAACCTTGTTTTACACCCCAACCTGCCTCGGCTAATATTGGCGGTGGTGTCGGCAGACTCTATATTCCCCGACTCTATTAAATTGAATAATATATTATTTATTGGATTTCTAATAAATAATATGCCAAAAAATACCAAAATTTTAGAAAGATTTTACCAAGAAAATACTTTAGAAGTTGGACTAGATGAGGCTGGGAGAGGACCTTTGTTTGGGAGATTATATATTGGCGCGGCTATTTTACCACCCGGAGACGATTTCAATCATGGCTTAATGAGAGATAGTAAAAAACTTTCGGAAAGGAAAAGATTAATTGCGTTTGATTATATTAAGGAAAACGCCATAGATTATTCCATTCATTTTTCTACTGCGGAAGAAATAGACCTACATAATATTTTACAAACAACGTTGAATGGTATGCATAAAGCTTTGGATAATCTACTGGTTTCACCCGAATTTATATTAGTGGATGGTGATAAATTTAATCCATATTCTAAAAATAATAAATTAATCGAACACAAGTGTTTTTGCGGCGGTGACGATAAATATACACCAATCGCTGCGGCTTCAATACTAGCAAAAGTAGCACATGATAATTATATACGCGAAATATGTGACAAATATCCAGAACTAGATGAATTATATGGTTTATTATCAAACAAAGGGTATGGGACAAAACAACATATTGATGGTATAAAAGAACATGGTATTAGTGAATGGCATCGTAAAAGTTTTGGGATTTGTAAAACAGCACCAAGAAAATTAGTTTTAAAAAAATAAACACACTACATCATTGTAAATATATTTTATTAATAAAATTTATTTATTTGGTATATATATATATATATATATATATATGACAATATTTATTTCATTGGGTTATAATTGTTTACCTGCGGCTTGGGGGGTATATTCAGAAAAAAGAACACGAAAAAAAGGTGGATACAAAACATGTCCATTTGATTTAATGGTTTCTAGTTATAAAGGAATTATAAAATGTATAAATGAAGATTTTAAAAATTTTACAAATGTATCTTTTTTAACGGTGGATAAAAATAATTTAATACACAATACGTATTATGATTTTTTATTTAATCATGAATCTCCATTGAAATCTCATAATTTAGTAAAATCTGAAAGGTGGAAAAATGGACCAAACCATTTTATTGAAAATAATTTTTCAAAATTTATATTAAGATATAATGCTCGAATACAAAATTTTAAAAAGTATTTAAATAGAAATAATGTGATATTTTCTATTTGTTTTTCAGATAAAAGTAAAGAAAAAAGATGTATAGAAAATAATTGTAAAGAGTTAAAAGATGCGTTAAAATTAAAGTATCCAAATTTAAAATATAAAATTATAATTATTGAAGGAAAAAATCACTGTTATTATATTAATAAAGTTAAAATTTTAAAAATACTTAATTAAAACTTTAAAATACTTAATTTGAATAAAATTGATATTATTTTTATCTAACACATTAATCAGACATAACCACGTATCATGGAGAATTCTTTTAAATACGTGTTTGCGTATTGGTCACCAGTAAAAAAAAAATGGGAGGTCTGTAATACATATTTTATTTTATCAAAAGGGTTTGGCGAAAATGAAATTTATGGTCAATTCCTTACTTCTAATTGGTTTTCTCATCACCATCGTTTAAATGAGAAATTAGTTCCTTTCCATTGCGCAATACTAGGACAAAAAAACGAAATAGATTTTAAAAAAACAAGAAATTTATTAAATTTTAATAATAACGCGGTTCCATCGAATCACGATATTCATTATCAGTATTTTAACTTCGCAGAATACTTTTATTTAGATTTGGAAACTATTCAAAATATAGTTTCAAAATTAAAGAATGAGGATGTTACTACGTTTACAATGCGCGGATATAATAAATCCAAACATAGATTAAGTCTTAATATTAGAAAATATACAGACCAAGGAAATCAAAAAATTTGCTATACTCTCCCGCAATTCAGTGCTTAATTAAATTGAAAATATTTTATTACTTATTTTAATAGATATTACTAAAAATAAAATGAGAGTGTTAATTTTTGATACTGAAACAACAGGTCTTTTCCCATCTAGAAGCGAAGTAGCAAATTATCCATATATCGTTCAACTAAGTTGGATTGTATATGACTTTGGTGATAATAAGATTAAATCTGTAAATGATCATATTATCAAGTTGAAAAAAGGGTTTAAAATACCTGTCGAAACATCTAAAATCCACGGGATTACAACCAAAATTATGCGAGAAAAAGGTGTTGAGTTGAAACCCATATTGTATAAATTTGTAGAGGATCTAAAAGGGTGTACTACATTAATCGCCCATAATATCAATTTTGACAAAAGAGTTATTGACGTGGAATTAATGCGCAATGGATTTAGTAAATCAATTAAAGGCATGAGAAAAAAAGAGTATTGTACAATGAAAGAAGGCACTGATCTTTGTAAATTAACTATGATTAGTTATTATACAGGAAAACCCATTTCCAAATTTCCGCGTCTAACGCAACTCCATGACCACCTATTTAAAACTAGTCCAAAAAATATACACAATGCGTTAATAGATATATTAATGTGTTTTCGATGCTACTACAAAATGACACAAGAATATGATATCATGAATGTTAATCCACAGTTTAAACGCGTATATGATGATGTATGTAAATTGTAATTAAATATAATCGATATTGAATATTCTATTCAAATATTCAATATCGATTATCCAATATCTATGTAATAAATATTAAAAATATATTTTTTTTTTATCCGGAACATGATTCACATATTTCATGGTCATCTTCGTCAACCGTTTTTAAATTTGGGTCAATTGTAAATTGTTGTGGCGTAGCCTTAGCTTTTGTTCTTAGATAATATAATCCTGTTTTTAAGCCAAGCGAGTGGGCGTAAAAGTGCATGGCGGTTAATTTTTTATATGTAGGGTTTTCCATCCATAAATTTGTGCTTTGACTTTGATCAATAAAAGCTGCTCTGTCTTTTGCCATATTTAATATATGTTTCATAGGTATTTCCCATACTATTTTAAATCTTTCCCTAAGAATTTTTGGAATTTTTGTTATTTTTTGAATAGAACCCTTGTTTAAAATAATTTGATTTTTAATTTCTTCTGTCCACAAATCTAATTGAAGCAATTCTTTCATTAAATGCTTATTGACTAATACAAATTCTCCAGCAATAGTTCGCCTTACATAAATATTACTAGTAAAGGGTTCAAAACATTCATTGTTTCCTAGAATTTGTGATGTCGATGCTGTTGGCATGGGTGCTATTAAAAGTGAGTTACGAAGTCCTGTTTTTTTTATGTTTTCCTTTAAAAGGTCCCAATCATATCTATCGCTGGGTGAAACATCCCACATGTCAAATTGTAATATACCTTTAGATGTAGGACTACCTTTAAATGTACTATAACAACCCATGTGTTCGCCGTTTAATCTGTCTATTTCATCTTTAATAGGTTTATTATTCTGTATAAGTTTATTTAAAACGTCTAATGTTTCTACGTTTTTAACATTATCAGACGAAATACATTTTATTTTTTCATGGGGTTTATCGCTCTCTGTAAAATATTCTATGCCCGTTTCATCTATGATATTTTTAATAAGCGTCATATCTTTTAATCTCTCACTGGATATTTCATTACTTTTTTCTAATGCCGCATGGTAAATTGTTTCGAATATTTCTTTATTAATTTTAATTGCTTTGTCAGAATGAAAAGGTATTTTCATTAAAGCAAATAAATCCGCCAATCCTTGAACGCCTATTCCAACTGGTCTATGTCGTAAATTTGAACGCTCGGTTTTTTCAGTGGGGTAAAAGTTAACATCAATAACTTTATTTAAATTGTCAGTAATTATTTTTGTAATTGAATGTAATTTTTCATGGTCTACTGTATACGGCATAAATTCTAATAGTTCTTCGTAACCACCAATATGCTTTCCATCTATAATAATTTGCGGAACAGAATTAATATTAATAGAGTATTTTTCATTTAAAGTTTTATACATTTGTTGACGCAACACATCATCGTCCATATTAATCTCCTGGTAATTCGATGTTTTGATAACATCAAAATCTTTTAAATGTGATTTGGCTAATTTACAATAATCGCATGTAGTTTTTGTGTAAATAGTAATGTTGGAAAAATTATAATTATTTTTTTTGATAAATTTTGACAATCCAATACTAGCTAAATTGCAAACAGCACTTTCATCTTTATCTGAGTATTCAATGATTTCTGTACATAAATTACTCGATTTAATTGTTCCTAGATTTTTTTGATTGCTTTTCTTATTACACGCATCTTTATATAACATATAGGGTGTGCCTGTTTCAATTTGAGAATCCAATATCTTAAACCATAAATCCTGCGCTTTAACGGTTTTGCCTTTTCCTTCATTTTCATATTTTTCATATAAACTGTTAAATTCTTCGCCATAAGCGTCCGATAAACCAGGACATTGGTTTGGACACATTAACGTCCAGTCACCACCAGTCTTCACTCGTTCCATAAATTTATCGGGTATCCACAAAGCATAAAATAAATCTCTCGCCCGCGCTTCTTCATCGCCATGCGTTTTTTTCATTTCTAAAAAATCATAGATATCTTTATGCCATGGCTCGAGATAAATAGCAAAACTACCATTGCGTTTACCACCACCCTGATCAACATAACGCGCGGTATTATTATAAACACGCAGCATTGGTACAATACCGTTTGATGTACCATTTGTTCCATTAATATGTGTCCCAGAAGCCCTGATATTATGAATATGCAAACCAATACCACCAGCCCATTTGGATATTTTAGCACAATCGGATAACGTTTCATATATACCGTCAATCGAGTCTTCTTTCATAGAAAGCAAATAACAACTTGATAATTGTGGACGCGGTGTCCCCGCGTTGAATAAAGTAGGTGTTGCGTGAGTGAAAAATTTCATACTCATTGAATCATACGTAGTTTTCACTTTTTCTAGGTCGGAACCATGGATACCCACTGACACACGCATCCACATATGCTGTGGTCGTTCTATAATTTTAGAATTTAATCTCATTAAATAGGCGCGCTCAAGTGTTTTAAAACCAAAAAAATCAATATTAAAATCTCTCCCATAGTCCATCATATTTTCCAATTTATCTGAAAATTTATTTGTCGTTTCCCAAACACTTTTGGAAATTAACGGATGGCTGTTTCCATGAATATCTTTAAAGTTATATAACATATTAATAGCTTCTACAAATGTGTAGGGTGTGTTTTTTTGATGATTGGAAATCAATATTCTACTCGCTAAAACACCGTAATCATTATGCGTGGTTATTAGAGAAGCGCATTGTTGGGCAGTCAATTCGTCAATTTCAGATGTAGGAATTTCGTCATAAAGTCTGTCAATTATTTTTTTAACTAACTCGGTATAATTTATTTTCAATTCTTTATTTCCTAAAGTTTTAAGTCTCTTTAAAATTTTATCAAAAGAGAAAAATTCTTTTGCTCCGTTTCTTTTTAAAACATAATCTTCAGACATTCTAGTATAATTAATACAAGAATAAAGTTTAAATCATTCTCGGAATTATATTATAAGTTTTACAAAATTATAATATGACAAATATAAATAAAATCTTATTATTATTATAAGATGAAGTCAAACAATATGTTAAATTTCTTTTTATTAATTATTGGATTTTTAGGAATAATGTTCATTGTTTTTAAAAATAAAAAAGAAAGTTTTATGTCAAAATCAATATATTTTTCAAAAAACGTAAATCCTGGCAATTATCCTGTTTCTGTAACAAAAGGTATTTTATATGGCGATTATAAACAGAAAAATAATAAATCTGGTCTTTCAAATTATAATTCAAATAGTGGATTAGTTTTATTTCCGGATGTTGCCCTAGGGAGTTATAAACAGGAAACTAATAACAAAAGATATTGGGAAACACCTTGTAATGGTTCTTCTATCCCACCTAGTTTTTGTGGTGGATTATATGAAAAAAAAATTCATACAGAAACCTTTCCAGCACCACCTAAATCCGACTGTTTAAGAGTTAATTATTATTGTTCACATTAGTTTCATCAAAAGATTGTGTTCTTATTCGAATTATATTTGGCAATTCTTTTTTTATGTCTTTTACTTTTTTATTATTTTTTTCGTAGCTTGCGTTAGCTAAAGAGTTAATTTGCTTAATAAATTCATCTTCTTTACTTAATATATGTTTTTTCGTAGATATTCTTTTAACGGCCTTTCTATGTTCATAACCCGTTTTTTTTTCTTGTTGAATTGTATCCCATATTTTTTTAAAGTATGGTTTGGCGGCATCAAACCATTCTTTATTATATAAAACAGTTACACAAGAGTATACATTGACTTTCCACCAAATATTTTCAATCCAAGATATATTTTCATATTTTTTTAATAAATTGTCATACCATTTATTAAATTCTTTTTTTGTAATGTTTATTGGACTATATTCATATAGCGGACCATTGCTATCATTAAAACAAACAATAACACCCTTGTGTTTATTGTCCGATGATAATGAAAATTCACCATCGTTTAAATATTCCTCTTCATTTTCATATTCTGTAAATGTAGTTTCTAAAAAATCACAAATATGTAGCTTGGCAACATGCATTTGAAACTGCATTTGAACCCAATATTCAATTTTAGGTATACCAGAAATAACACGACTTTTTGGATTCTTTATTTCCAACAATCTTCCATACAATTTATTATTTTTTTTTACATTAATACCGTCGGGCGAAGCTGCTAGGTATGGAGTATGGTCGTCGCCAAGACAACCAAATTCTTCTACAATAGTGTCGTTTTCAAATTCATATATCATTGTGGAAAGAGGTTCATATTTATGACCGTGGTGACATGCTGAATTGACATTAACAGATGATTTTTTAGCAACGTCAATCGGAGCACATTTAGAGTAAATTAGCTGATTTTGTGTTTTTTGCGATTCAAATGCCTTCCAAGCTGAACTAGCTGTTAAATGTTCTCCCCGAAATAAATACCATTCCGGTGTTCTTTGATCTGGCTGTGGCTTATTTCTTAATATTTTTATTCTATTTTCAATTGCCAATGTATCAATGTTTTTAGTAGTGTAATTGGGATAATGACGAGGTATTTGTATAAAATTAAAATAATAGTCAACGCATTCATCAAGGTAGTCGCCTAAATTGATTAAATTGTTAAAAAGTGTATTTTCTTCTATAAATATATTCATATATTCATAAACTTCTTTTTCAAACTTATATGATTTCATATTAATAATATTATCCTTTACATATAAATCAATAATATTGAATAATGTTTCTTTTATATCATGTATATCCGTTTTATGTAAATTATTTTCGATTAAATTTGACTCAAAACCATTGATGATATTTTCTAGTGGTTTTAGTTCATCGATTGTTATCATATATTTGTTCTTAAATATATAATATAAAATAAATTTATATCAATTTAATGATATATTAAAATATTTTTCATAGTTGTAACCGATTATAAAAATTTTCTTTTTAAATTTATTTTACGTATACAACAGACTCTTTTTGATATAGCTCTTTTTGCGGCTGCAGAGCGACCAATTACAACGTTTGATGCTTTTTTTCTTGATTCATGCTGACTCGTTTGCAATCTTCTAAAAGTGCTTTTGGGTTTTAGATTAAATGGTTGTAATGGTTTGCCGCAACAAACGCCTTTTTCACATTTTTTTTTTGTTGAACATTTTCTAGTATAATAGTTTATACTAGCAGATTTATTTCTTGAAAAAATATCAAAACCATTTATTACTCTTCCGTGTGTTTGCGCTGGCATTATTATATAATACATACATATAAAATATTTTTATTTTTTATATATACACTGAATCATCATGATAATCTTCATCATCAATATGAATATTTATATTTGTTATCTTACCTTTTATTAAGCACTTTAAATAAAGCCTATCAACATTTTC